CTTCGCCGCAGGCTTACTTTCGGGCGTTCTTACGCAATTTGGGGTTGACCTGAAAAGTAAGAATAATGACAAAAAAAAGTTAAAAGGTAAAGTAGATATAGTAGACAATAAAAACTCGAAAGTAGGTATCAAATGAAAAAATTACTTCCTATTTTATTTTTGCTTCCATCAGCGGCTTTTGCCGATATGACGTCAACAATTACGTCATCTGTACAAATAGATGTTCAATCGGCAGCGACAGCGGTTGAAAGGATGGCAAATTCTTATTCTGTTTCTGGTTCAGGTGTAGAAACAACTGACGGTACGACAGCGGGCTTAATTGGCGGCCTTGGTGATGTCACAGATGGCGTAAATGCCTTTACGACAATTACAGCAAGTCAACTTACAGACGGTGAAACTTTCCAATTTCAACAATCTTATTTAGAGGGCGATTCAGTAGAATCATCTGCTGTTACTACAGGTGAAGTTGCTAATTTTTCTAATATCACATCTACAGCGGCAGGCGTTTTATCTGATGGGGCAGCAACAATTGATAATCATGTGATCGAGGTAACAGGTGGCGGGGCAGGTACTTCAATAACAGGACAATATGTAACAACGCTTTCGGTGGATTAATGATTTTCCCAATAATTTCAGCGATCATTGCAGTAATAGTTTATTGTATTTGTTCTTTTGTTTTATATAAAATTTTTTCAAACAGGGCTAATAATTATATGCGTGGATTAAGTAAAAAATGAAATATGAAAAAACTTTTTTATTTATTTTTATTTTATGCAATACCTAGTTATGCGCAGCCCGTTACGCCAAATTTTACAACCGGCACGATGTCATCTACGACAAATACGGTCACTTCTATCTCAGAAAGTATTGTTTCGACAGATTATTTTGGCAATTCATATGAATATTCAGTCACAGGGGTCGGGATTACAACAGAAGGTGGGGTTTCGCCAAATACAACGAATGTTTCAGCAACAGTTAATGGTCAGCAGTATAGTTATACAGGGTTAGATTTATCGACAGACAACAAACCAGTATTCACATTAACAAACCCGACAAGCGGCGCGGCCTTTCAATATTCAGAGTCCTATCGAGGGCCGGGCGGGGTATCCAATATAACAACCATAACTCGGCAAATAGAAAGCGAATCAGTAATTACTTCTACGTCTGTATTCTCTCAATAGCTTTAACACCATTAAAAGCTCTTGCAAACTCCGTTAGTCAATCAAATAATGGTTCAGTAACCAATATGGCAATTCAATCGCTGACGGGCAATATGACCACTAATCAATTTGGCGGAAATATTGTTTGTCAGGGTGCAACCCTAACATTCTCGCCATTTGTCACTTTTGGCGCAAATTATCGCAAGCCTTTTAATCATTATTACACTCTTCCATACTACGACCCGACAGACGCCGATGAAGATGGCGTACCTGATAATGCAGGCGATGTATTATTTGATGAAATGTTTTATTCAGGAACAAATAAAGATTCTTTTGCAGTAAATACAGGATTTAGTTTAAATTTTACAGTTCCGCTTGATAGACAATTTCAGAATCAATGTAAAAGTGCAGCAACAACGCAAGTTAAAATACAACAACAAATTTTAGAGAATAAAAAACTTGATTGGGCTATCGCGCGTATTAAAGAATGTGGAAAATTAAAACAAGAGGGAATTTTAATAGCAAAAAATTCAGAATTTTATAATTTATGCTCTGATATTTATATTGACAAAAAACCAAATCAAGTTATTCCGCATACTCACCAATTAAGATGATTTCTTTTTTCTGGTAATTAATTTTTTAACAATTGGCTTTATTGCGTTCAAAATTATGGGCGAGGATGCGGCTACGAATCCGATCACGGCTGTCGAAATTATTGTTGAAACTTCTGGGATATATTGTTCTTGAAATGGAACTGGTTCCCATATGATGATACATTCTCCATTTACTAATTCAAAAGCTTTTACTTTTTCCAATTTTTGAGAATTAGCATACGAGCCAACGCGCAGCGGTTGTTTTGGGTCAGGGCAAGGCGGAATTTTTATAATCTCTTTTTCTTTGTTTTTTGGAATTTCTGGGGTATCTGTTTGAATAGAATTTGGCGTATTAGAGTTTGATTTTTGTTGTTCTTCTACAATTTGTAATTTATTGGGATTATATTGAATAGGCAAATAAGAAGGCATTTTTCCATTAGGACAACTATAAAAAGCACCGTTTGGGTCATCTTCTATTATTTGTGTATTTTTAATTGAACTATCTCGATGAGTTTTGACGCATCCAAGAATGTCTATTGACATCGGGGATACATTCAAGACGCTTGAATAAGGAATATAATATTTTAAATTTATTGTTGAAATATCTGGAATTTTTATTAATTTAATTTCCAAGCGCTTTTGTTGATAAAGGTATTGATTCTCCTGTTGCTTTTGGTATTTGATTATCAAGCATTTTTGGGATCATCTGTTGCACGTTTCCAAGTATCTCATTCATCACACGATTTTTTAGTTGTGGCGAGGTGACATATTTGTAACCAAAGTATGCGCCACCTAACATTGACGCGCTTATAATAAAACTTAAAATAGATAATATTTGAGAAATTTTTGACATGAAATCAGCCCTCGCCCGTGCATTAGTACCTGTTACAATTATAACCTTCTGCGGATTATGTGCATTAGCTCCCCTTTATGTAGGACTATCAATAATTTCTACCAAAGTACACCAAAACTCACAATAAAACTTTTTTACTTTGATTCTAAAGATTCAATTCTTTCTATAACAACATCATCTAATTTTTCAAATTGTTTTAATGCTCCTTGATCTTCTATTATTGGTTGCATTAATTGATTTTTTTCTTGAACCTTTTGATCTATTTCTTTTTGCAGCATTTGTGCTTTTGCAGTATTTAAGTCATAACGATTTTTTATTTCGTCATACAGTTCTTGAGGTGTTGCCATAAAAATAAATTTAAGTTATCCAATTATACTAAGCAGCTTCAAGGGTTTCAACTTTTGTTATTAATTCTTGTACAGCGGCAACAAGTAGAGGAACAAGTTTTGATTGATCTATTTCTTGATAAAGAGGAACAGTTTCTTTTACATCACCTACTTTTTTTCCTGATGGGATCGTATCATCTTCATTGTATAAAATGTCCTCTGTACCATCTTTAGTACCACTAATTGCTTCTGGAACTGCTGTTACTTCATGTGCAAAAAATCCATCAACTGTTTTAGTAGGGTCAGCTATGAAATTAAATCTATAAGGTTTTAGTGTTTTCAATCTTGTAATACCATCAGAGATCGCAGAGGCATTTTCTTTTAACCTATAATCAGAAGTTGTGTTGTATGCAGTTGAAGTTGAGTTTGTCTGAATTGAACCAATACGACTTGTACTTGCTTGATGAAAAAAATCAATATGACGATTTGTTCCAGAAGCCGTATTTACAGAGGAAATTGTTGCAGTAGTAGAACCACTTGAAAAAACTTTAATTCTGCCAGCATAATTGGCTGAAGTGCCACCAAAAAAAGAATGTCCATCAGCATTAACGCGAAAATGTTCTATTGGGCTACCTGATTGATTACTTCCAAAAACGGTAAATATGTGTGTACCAGAACCAGTCCCACCAGAGGTTAATTTAAGACAATTTCCACCTGTTGTTCCATTGTTTGCAATTATACAACCTGTTGCATTATCAGTAGTTCTTAAAACATGAAGTTTTGCGGCCGGATTATCACTTCCAATACCTACCAGACCAGTATCACTTAATATATTTATGGCATCAAATTTTGTTCCAGAACCATCCTGTACTGCAAATACAAAATCTTCATTATTTGTAATTCTTATTGATGCTTTTGCTTCAGCTCCTGATGTTGTTTTTTCTAAAACTAATTCTGGATTACTGTCCCCAGCTATATGAACAACCCTGCCACCATCCCCTTGTAATGCTGTTGGAGAGCTTGTGCCTATACCAATGTCCTCAGTACCAGCATCTACAAAAAATAAACTTTGTTCTGTATCTCCTTCAACCCTAAAATCAGTATTTGTTCCAGTTTGGTTAAAAACAACAGCGCCACTTGTAATTCCCATCCGTTCAACACCACCAGTAGCAATATTAAATTCATCCGCACCATCTGAAAAAATACCTGTATTTCTGTCGTCTCTAAAACATAGTGAGGGTGCTGAATTTGTTCCGTCATTTAAAAGAACAGTTCCATCAAGTTCAAAAAGAGAAATCCAGCCATCATTACTTGAATTTCTAAGCATCAATACAGTATCCGTAGTATTGACCCACCATTGATAGGCATATGTTGTAGCTGGACTAGATGAGTTTGAGTTATTACTTACGATTGCAGCGAGGGCATTATTTAAGTCTGTACGAAATGCAGCACCAGATTGGTTTGCTATTACATAATCATGTGTTGCCATTACTTAATCCTTTTTATATAAGTATATGATAGTTCATAACTTAAATATAAACATATTTAACCACCTTTACCAAACCCAATTGCTGTGTATTTGAAATTTAAATCTTTAAAATCATTATTGCTGTTTTTTGTCTCAATAACAAATTGAGTGCCAGTAACAGATGTAATTTTAAAATAGTCTCCTGATACAGCACCTTCAAGTGTAATTCCGATAGTTGGTAAAAATGCTGTTGTTGAACCGCCTAAAGAACCAGTACCTACGAAAAACGGATTATCAAATGTAACTGTCTTGGCTGAATTGTTTGTTGCGCATTGACTTGAAATTGCTGAATTAACAGTTTCAGTTCTTCTTTTTAGACTTGCTTCATATCCAAGTTCTGATACATTTATATTTTGCGCGGGGTCATCTGATGATAATTCAACTTTAAATTTAAATCCTCTAGCTCTATATTCTCCATTTGCAAAAGTATTAAATTGTGAAAAATTAGCCCCAAAAGTACAAGATGAGCCTATTGATATTGTTGTGCTTGCACTTGCTGTAACCGTAAAACTGTTTACATTAGGAACTGTTTGAATTGTATATTCTCCATCAACCGCACTTCCTTGAGTAAAATTTATTTCAACTAAATCTCCAACTGCGTAGCCATGTGCAGATTTTGTAACTGTAATAGTTGTCCCGCTTTGTCCATAAGTTGCATTGAATGTTGATGTTGTATTTAATTCCGTTGTCGAAACTAATAATTTGGCGTTTACATCCTCGGCAAGAGTACCATCAAATTCAGTCCATGTGTCAATATTACCTGTTCTTGAATCAATAAGATCATTTGGTAGAAGTCCAGAAGTTACAAACCGCCTTTTTAAAGTAAGATTAAAAATACCTCCCATATCAACAACATTTTGAAATTCATATGTACCACTTGAATTGATTGGGCCGGCAAAATCAATATTTGATAAATCATCAATATTTTGTGTAATGTCATCAATTAATAAAGTTCCATCTAATAAAAGACCATCAAAATCTGCATCATAAAAACACCTTGTTTTATTACCTTGAAATGGTGGAGAGTCAGTATCTTCTCTTTCTGTAAGAATTATTTGATTTGGTTGCGGGTCTGGTTGCGTAACAATTATTCTTGCAGCATTATTTGATCTACGTCCACCATCATCAATGAATTTAATAAGGTAAGTACCAGTTAGAGCAGGGACAAGAGTTTCGCTGATATTGCCTGAAAGTTTTGGAATTATTTCTGTTGCGTTACTAAATGTTGCAACAGCGGGGTCAATGCTAGGTGTATGTCTTACGGAAATTGAACCTCCATGAGTCACGTCAATATCAGTTGCTGGATTAAAACGTAGTCTTACAAAGAGGTCTGAAACAGGTTCCATTGTTAAACCTGTCGGGTCTTCAGGTAGAGCAGTTTTACCAACAGCATTAAATGATAAATCGTTTGAAGTTGCTGAAAGTTGTGCGGATAAGTTGTAGCTAAAAACTTGAAATTCATAAAGACCAAGTTGACTGTTCAATATTTCAAAATCAGGACTTGAAACTTTTGTTGAAATAAAATTTCCATTGCTATAACGATAATTAACTTGATATTCAACAACGCCTGTTATTGGTTGCCAACTTAAAACTATTTTTGAAACAGCTTGATTATTTATTTGAACAATTGTTTCAACGGCAGAAAGGTTAGATGGTGGCGGTTGAAGTTGATCTAAAATAGAAACATTTCTTGCTGGTAAAGATGCACCATCCTCAATAAAATCATATTTAGTATCAATGTAAGATAAAGCTGTAATCGTATAATTTATTGAATCTGTTTCTTCAACTGTAATTACTCTAAATTTTTGCGATTCAACTGTAGAATTTTGAATAAGATATATTGTGTTTACGTTTGGGGTTTGTGAAAATGCAGCGCTTACAGTTATTACGCCGTTTGTAATATCTGATATATCCTTTGTCTCTACTGTGCCATCAGGCAAAATTAAAGACAAAGTAGGGCTGTTAGTTGTTGGTAAATCTGTATTTTCTGTATCGTCAACTGTAACAACAGTTGTTGAAGTAACGCTTTTTAATCTTCCTGATCTTCTAACACCCGCGCGAACAGGGTCATTTATTTCAATCACAGCGCCCGGCCTAACCATCAAACCGCCTTCCATTGATGTCGTAAATGTGACCATTTCTGATTCATTGGCTTCTGAAAATGCAATTGCTTTTGCCAATCTTTGTGCTTGCCCTCTAGATGTACACGCAAAAGCTTTTACCTGTTTAACAACAGTTCCAATTTTTGCTGATAAAGTAGTATTTTCAAAAACTTCAAAATCTACATCTTGTGAATCCATATTGTAATAACTGACCGATATTACAGAATGTCTTTGTTTTAGACTTGAGCCTGAATAATTAAAACCATCACTTGAAATATTGGCAAGTGAAAAAAGGAACGAGGTCGTTTTTGGGGAATCTTGAGCAAGTAAAATACTGCCCGTTGACCAAATCGGCATACAACGCATAACGCCCGCAAGTTCATTTATTAAATCAAATGCAGAACTAGAAGATTGAATATTTACATTGCAAGAAAATCTGGCTTCCTGACCTCCAAGACCATCATCAACAAGAGTATTTGCAAATTTTGATGCTGTTACGAAAGAAAATAAATCAAGGTTAGAATCTGCAATATGTGTTCCAAATCCGTATCTTTCGGTAGTTAAAAGATCAAGCAAAATCATCGCGGGACAACTTGTCCAAACCGCAGCGCCCATAACACCATTAAAAATATATCCTGAAGGGTAAACAATCCGACCTGTTGAAGAATCGACAGTCGGCGTTCCTGAACTAGAAGCGCCGGCACCCGGAATCCTTACTTTTATTCCGCGAATACGGAATTTCCGGCGGGGAATTGCGCTGAACTGTTGAGAATCAATGCGAATTAAGTTATATGCTGAGTTTAAATATCTATTTGAATCGTCAATTATTTCTGCAAATTGTGTAAACTGGAAAGCATTTATTAATGAAGTATCGGTTGAGTCTGCCGTTACTCTAATAACTCTAATATCAACAGGAAAAGAACCTGTAATTTTTACTGAATAATCTTTTTGATATGCGTCAGCGGTTCGACCTGTAACAGTATCTTCAATAACATCTGTAAAACCTCCTGAATTATATTGAACAGCAATTTTCAATTGAACACTTGAGCCAAGAAGATCACCCTCATTTGTTGCTTTTTGAATTTGGGGAAATGTAACTGTTACTTTAATGCGCTCAACATTTGTATTCGTAATTTGTCTTGTAACTGGGGAATCCGCTGTAACTGTAACACCAACAGGTGTGATTGAAGAAGAACTTTCAACTCCATCAACCTTTGTTTGATTTGATGTCCCAAAACGTGGGGTAAAAGTAACATTTTGAAAATTAAAATCCGAATTAGCGGGACTTGATGAACTTGCTGTTGCTTTTAAAACAGGGGTGTCATTAAGAAAAACGTCTTTAAGATACGCATTGCGATATGCAGTTGAAGTACGATCTGTTATACCTTCCTTTGAAGCCGTTGCAGAACCTTCAATCTCTCCCTCTGATATAAGATCAAGAAAACTTGCAAATTGCTTGCTGTGAAGCGTATCAGGGGTTCTTGTCGGTTGTCTTGGAGGTGGCGCTGATCTTCTGCCGCCACCAAACGAACCACGAATAATTTTCTTTTTATCAGTCATGCTTGTACCTGTTCAGTATCAGTTGAAGCACTTATAACCACAGAACCAGTAAAAATTTCGCCATAAACAATCGGGACGGGTGTTCCAGCTCTGCTAGTCTGTTGCGTTCCTGAAAAACTAAACGACAAACGCGGGTCTTGTTCACTAGAAAATTCAGGTTGTTTTGGAAC